TATTAAATAATAAAATATGTATTACGATAGATATAGTAGTTTTAAAAATAATGGTAAATTTAAGTTAATACCTAATTTAATTTTACCATTTATAGGTACTGATATAACAGATGTTTATAAACAAGGAGTAACTAGACTTGATATATTAAGTCAAAAGTATTATAATAATCCTTATTACGGTGTTTTAATTTTAATGGCTAACCCATCGTTAGCATCTATTGAATTTGATATAAAGGATGGTGAAACAATAAGAATACCATATCCACTACAATCAGCTATTGATAGGTATAATGAAGCTATTAGGATTTATAACATATTATATGGAAATTAAAATATTATATTATGGCATTAAATCAAAAAAATGGTATTAATACTGGTAGAGTTCTATGGTATGACCCAAACCCTAACGACAATGTACCTATTAATGTCGAAGATTTAAATATTAGTGTTAGTTTAGAGGCTACATCTAAAAATAAAAGTGTTATTATTAATAATAATAATGGTACTGTTGTTAATAATTCTAATAATAACAATAATAATAAAACTATTAAATTCATAAGAAGTTCAGCAGAAGATAAATATCCTAATGCACCTATAACAACTTCATATAGTGAGATAGAACACATTTTAAATAATTCAGCTGACTTTTCAGGTAGATATTATGAATCTATAGGTATTGAATCAATTAATATTGAATTTAATACTTCATATGCACCGATGATTAAAATAAAAATGATTGATGTTAGAGGTTCTTCTATCTTTTCAAGTAATGGTAAAGGTGATTATAATTTTTTCTTTGAATTACCATATCCTTTATTTAATTTAGAAATTAAAGGATTTTATGGTAGACCAGTAAATTATTGTTTGCATTTAATTAGATTTAATGCTAGTTTTAATAGTCAAACTGGTAATTTTGAAATAGATTGTGATTTTATTGGTTACACATATGCTTTATTAAACGATATGTTAATGTCGTTATTAAGAGGTGTACAAGACACAACATTAGGTAATAAAATATTTAATGAAATTAAAGCTGAATATAAACCAGAATTACAACCAGAAATTATTAAAATAAATGAATTAATTAATAAAGTTAATGAAGGTAAATATATATTAAATACTAATATCGGTAGGAATCCAGCTAAAGAAAAAGAAATTGCTGAATTGAATACCATTAAAACTAATCTTAAGGTATTAATAGGAAACATAAATGGGTTAATCGATAAAATTGCTAATATTATGTCCACGTATTATGTATCACCTACATATTCATATACAATATTCAATTATGATTCTGGACTTATTGATAATGTTGTTAATATTGACATTAAAGAGTTTGAAGATAATCAAAAAAAACTTTTAACTGAAATTGAAGCTTTACCAAAATATACAACATTAAATAGCCAATTAACACAAGATAATGTGGTGTCAAAATATTCTGCATTAGATAATAATATTAGTTGTTCTATAACATTAGATGACATTAATGATGATAGAGATGTTGTATATAATCCAGCAGCAACAAGTTTAACTATTAACCCTTTTTATGCTAAACTAATAAATAATATTTGTTATAAGTATCCAGACACAGAAATAAACCATATAAATAGCTTATTAGTTATATGTAAAAATTTAAGTGATAATATAAAAATAGGTGTAAGTGACAATGTATCAATTATTGATTTTACTTATACACATAAATTAATAAATGATGAAATAATAAAAATAGATACAAAAATAAAAAAGTTAGAAGACGAAATATCAGCTGAGGTTAATGCGGCATTAAATTCTAAAACAAGTAGACCAACAGCAACTGTTAGAAATTTATTTAGAGTTTTAACTACTGGAGTTGATAATTTTCTTAAAACATTACATAGTGTTAGTGTTGACGCATCAACTAGTGCTGAAAGACAATCTGAGATGAATAAATTAATAGGTGATAAAGATTCTATTAATTATGATGAAACTGATTCAACTGTTAGTCCATGGCCAGAATATAGAGAAAATAGAGATGAAACTTATTATAAAGAGACTTATTTAGGTACTGTATTAGACTCCGCAAAAGTACCTGAACTTAAATTTACTGAAGAATTAGTCTCAACCATGATTAAACAGAAAAAAGAAGAATCAGTTAGTGTGAGTGTAAGTTCAGCAAATAGTGAACTACCTAATAGTTGGTATCCATTAACTGTTCTAGATAATGGTTCATTTAGTACAAGAAATGATAATAAGAAAATGAGAGGTAATCCTTATTTTATACACGTTAATGAAGGGTTCTCAAAACCAGAAGATATGATTAAAGTTTTTGTATTAAGAATGTTCTTATTATTAGGTTTTTGTCATAGAAATAGAATACAAGATTGGTTGATTAAGTTTCATGCAGAATTAGAAGCTCATAATTTATATTATGTTTTAAATAAATTAAGAAGTGGTAAAGATGTATTAATAGTTGAAAAAATAAAAAATTTAGATTTTAATGGTTTATTAACTGAATTTGGTAGCGGAAGTAGTGGTACAGGAATGTTTGAAGATGCTAGCACGTATCTTAATTATACTTATATTAGAGATAAAGATGGAGAACCAGCAGAAGCTGGTCATAGAGCATATTTACCAGTTAACAATAATTTTGATAAAGGACAATGGTATTCTGGTGGTAAATTAAAAAATTCTGGAGCTATAAGGGATTTAATAGCTAATAAAAGTATAATAACCGCAACTAATATAAATAACTACGTTTTATTTGAAACATCTGCACGAACAACCATTAAACAAGATGGGTTAGATGAACAACCAAATTGTGATTATTTTGATATAATACCAGAAAACGTGTTTAAAAATACCAACTTCTCACCACCAACTGTGTTAACTAGTAGTCAAGGATTATTAGGATTAGGTATTGGTGCCGACCAAACCCCATATGAAAACGGTACTGATGTACTTTACGACCCTTATAAAGAAAGTATATTTTATAAAAATCCTTTATCCATATATGGTGGTAAAAGTACATATGGTTACATAAATACATATCTATATGCTAGTAGTTCAGGTAAAATAAGTAGAGAAGTATTTTTTACACCATCTAATTATTTCAATTCAGAATATGTAGGTATATCTAATTTTATAGTACATAATAACAATGTTAATACTAAAGATAGGACTTTTAATAGCGTTAAATTATATGAGATAAAACAAAATACATTCACAACATCAGTTGGTATACCTGTTAATGACTATCAACAATTATCAATGGATAATGATGAATTTAATCAAGTATTTAAAAAAGCTTTTCAAGGTAACGATACTAATAAAAATTATAGGGCTATCGCTATGGGTACATCAAAAATAGAAGATTATAATATACCGTTTATTGGTTTTGGTCATTTAAATAAAATAAACGGTAGTTATGAAATAACAAGATTTTCATTATTTGGTAGTAGGTTATATTATAGTCAAAAAGATAATTACTCTAAAGCATTTTTATTTTTACATACATTTCCATTTCAAGGTTTAGCGTCTAATGAGACTTCAGGGTTTGTATCTATGTTTGATTTAGGTGCCTCACAAGAAAATTTTGATTTATCATTTAAATTAAATGATGTTCAAAATAATAATTTAAAACAGTTATTTAGATTACATAATGGTATGATTAAAGCACCTAAAATATGGGTTTTATTTATTGGTGCTTTATTTTGGAGAGCAAGCAAAGGTAGTGACCCAATAATTAATCCAACGGATGCTCAAAATAATGAAATTTATGCAATACCAAATATGAAAGCGTTTATGTTTACTAAAAAATATCAAACTGGATTTTTAGGTATGTTATTGCATGAAAAGGATATTGATAGTGATTATGATTATAAATATATTGATAATACTTTATTAGGTTTACCAAAATCTGTTAAAGATAAATTTATTAATGAATTCACAAATTGGGTTAATGGTGAATTTTCATATTATAGAGAACAATTAGAAATTAAAGATTCTAATGGTAAATTAATGGATAACCCAAGTGAAGCATTAGATGTTTTAAAAAATATATTTACAAATATATTAAATTATAAAACAAATGATTATAACTCAGGTGTACCTGGTAAATATGTTAAATTTAGCAATTTAGAAAATGATGAATACATAAAACATATATATAAAAACTATTGTCATTTTTCACCTCAATTATATAGCAGAAGTACTTCCGCTACTGATACACAAAATACAGAAAATACCCAATTAAATTTAATATTAAGACCAAACACAGAAATAAATAAAAAGATATTAACATTAATGATTGAACCAATTTATATTCAAAATTCAAACCCATGGATATGGAATCCAATCAACTTATATTATTATGAGAATACTAACACTGACAAATTAGATAAGTATCATAATGTAAATATCTTTAAAGAAGATGGTAAAACATTTTATGATGCATTTAGAGAAAAATTTAAAGCATTAACTAATGGATATACAGCAAATTCAAATGCAGCAGACGCTGCCATTAAAAAGAGTTTATTTGGTACGGAAAATGAAGAAACTATTCGTTTAAATATATATAGAACATTAATGGCAATATATGAAAAATGGATATCTGGTGTTGATAATGATAGATTTTTTGCTCAATGTTCTTATAACGATGCTCATGATAAAATAGCTTATGAAGAGAGGAATGTAACAACAACACCTAGATTAATAGATAGTTTTAGATTTGTAGATAGAGCTTTTAGAGACATATCAAATAAATTATATGTTAATCCAAAAACATTTACTGAAATTATCAAAAACAACTCAAATGCAACATTCTTTGATGTAGCAAATAAAGTTTTAAATGATAATAATTTTGTGTTTGTACCTTTACCTACTTTTTTTAATTTTAATAAAATAGAAGAACTAGAAGAGTCATTCAGACCATTACCTAATAATGACCACTCTAATGTTGTTAGTGGACCATCATTTGTTTGTGTATATGCTGGTCAAGTATCAAACCATTTGGATTTAAAATATGAAAATAACGATGCTAATTATCCAGATGATGGTATATTCATAACTAGTGATGATAAAAATATATTTGGGTTACCTTCAGATTTTACAGATGGAACCCCAAATGCTTATGAAATGAATGTACCTATTTTTTCAGTTAATTACGGTCAACAAAATCAAAATTATTTTAAAGATATTAAATTGGACCAAAAAGAATTTACAGAAACTGCTGAATCTTTAGAAATCATAAATGATTTATCAAATCAAGGTGATAAAACAAAAGAAACTTATGTTGGTCAAAACTTATTCAATGTATATCAAAAACGTTCATATTCATGTGAAGTTGAAATGTTAGGTAATGCATTAATACAACCAATGATGTATTTTCAATTAAATAATATACCTATGTTTAGAGGTATGTACTTAATTATAAATGTTAAACATTCAATAAAACCGAATCAAATGACAACCACATTTAAAGGTGTTAGGGTTAAAAAATATAAAACACCACTACTTCAAACTAACGAAGTATTCTCAAGTGTTAATGCTGGCCCATCAAGCAGTAGCAGCAGTAATAACAGTAATACTAATCGTAGTACAAATAATAGTATTGAAGGTTTGGAAGGTTATAATTTTGATGTTGGTACTACAGAGTCTAATTTATGTGCAGAATTTGAAGGTAAAACATATCTAACACCAGCTCAAAAATTGTTTAATCAACAAGAAATTATTAAATTTTTAAAGAAAGTTGGATTAAATAAAAATCAAGTTGCTGGTGCTATGGGTAATATGGACCATGAATCTGCATTTAATCACAATGCGGCAAACCTACGTGATGTAAATGGTGCTACGGATTATGGTATTATTCAATATAATTCATATAATTTCACAGATAAACCTGATTGTATGTTAGGTGCTAGAGATTGGAAAAAATCAGTCGGATGTGTTAGATGTATTATTGGTGAAACCGTTGAAAAACAATTAAAATATGTAGTAAATAATAATAATAATTTTAAAACATATCTTAAATATAGTGAACCAAAACATGATGCATGGGATGCTGGATATTGGTTTGCTAGATTAGTTGAAATATGTACAGGATGTGGTCTTGATAAAAATGTTTATGCAACTAATACAATTACTTTAAGTAACGGTACTGTAATTAGACCATATGAAAGGTCTAATAAAGCTGTTAAATATAAACAAAGATTTGATGACCCAGCTGATGATTTATATTGGGATAAGTTTTAATATATAATTGTTTTTTATTAAACATTTAATTATATTTGCGATATGAAAGTTGCAAACATAGTTACAAATAATCAATTAAAAATTAATAATGATTTTAATGTGATAGATTCTCTAGATAAAATAATAGAGAATCTACCCACATTAATTATTGGTTGGGATATAGTTAAAGAAATAAACCCTAATGCTGATTATTTTAATAGAAAATTATCTGACGATATCTTTTGGACTTTCTATATAACAGAACAAAGGGATTTATATGAAGAAGATTTATATAATTTTAAAACTCATTCATATAAAAATTTATTATTAGAAATTAAATATGAATATTTAGATTTCATCCTTTTAACAAACACTGAAATATTAGATAAATTTAAAGAAATAAAATTAAAAAATAATAAAGTATTGTTTCATATTAATGAAATGGTATATATTTATGCTGATGATGTTATATATGGTATAAATCTAGATATAATAAAATATGTGAATAGAGATGTTAATAAATTATTTATATATTTAAAATCTTTTATTAATGACTTTTTAACAAGTGAAGAAATACTTATAGAATATAAAGATTATATGGAAAATTTAAATTACGATTATAAATACATTCCATACTTATATTTTATAAACAATTATGGATAAAACAGTATTATTAGCATCATTCATATTTCCAGAACGATTAGATTGGTTCTTAGGTTATTTGGAAAAAAAGTTCTCAATACCTAATGATAAGGTTTTTGGGTATAAAAATTTAGATGAAGAAGATAAATTAATAGTAACATTTAAATTTACAATAAAAAACAATAAAAAAATAAATTTCAGAGATTTATTCCCTAATGCATTACTTATACATAAAAAAGGTGATGCAATATATACTATAAACGCACTTAATAAATTAATTCTTGAGTTAACTGACGCTGAAGAAGGTAACATAGATTATAAAAAATATAAAATAGACTGGAATGCTTTTCAAAATAAAATGTTAATAATTAAAAATGACGAATTAACATTATACAACATAAAACGTGTTTTTTAATAAATTAAGATATTTATATATAAAATAACTTATTAGTAAATAACTTAGATTATGAATACTGAAAAAAATAAAAATTTAGAAAACAATCTTGATGAGTTTTTAAATAACACAGAATGTAACGAAAACGATTGTAAGATTAAAGAACCAAAAGAATTGGTTGAAAGAATTAATAAAAAAATAATTACTGAAGACGGTAGACAATTATTAATATAATTTTTTATGAAAAAAAATAAACAATTATTAAATGAAGAAATTAAAAGATTTCATAATCTATTAAATTATGATTTCTATAAAGATAAAATTGATGAATCATTTTCATTTCATTCAGAAAATCTTGACCCAGATAAAGATAAATTAATTTATGGTAGTTTAGAAGAAGAAGACGAAGAAGAAATTCCTAATGAAACTCCAGAAAATGATAACAATCCTGATGATGGTGGTATTCCATCTCCAGAAGAATTTAATCCTGATGATTCTAATCAAGAAGATTTAGATACACAACCAGTCGATGATAATCCAGTTGATAATGAAATGCCAGTAGATGATGAATTAGCAACTGGTGATGACACAAGTGATGGTGAAGTAGAATTGGATGTTACCGAATTGGTTAATGGTACTAAAGAAGCTAAGCAATCAGCAGATAACGCAAATGCTAATGTTGAAAGATTATTAAGTATGGTTGATACTCTACAAGGTAAATTAGAGTCTATGAGTCAAATTTCAAATAAAATAGATACATTAGAAAAAGAATTAGAAAAAAGAATACCAACACCAGACGAACAAGTAAAATTACGTTCAATGGATTCTTATCCTTATAATATTACATTATCTCAATTCTGGGCAGACCATAAGGATTCACCTTATGATACTGGAATGGAAGATGAAGAAAATAAAGATGAAGAAGGTAATTATGTTTTAACTAATAAAGATGTTGAAGATATGGATGACAACAAAATTAAAGATAGTTTTGAAGACAACCCATATGATGAAGAAGATATTTAAATCTATTAATATTCTGATTAAGAGCTAATTTTAAAATTAGCTCTTTTTTTTTATTAAAAAAGTTGTTTTATCTAATTTAAATGTATAATTTTGTAAATGTAATTTGATAATAAGATAAATTATTGGTCATAAGTGCTTGACTATTTGTTGTTTTATTATTATATTAGTGTATATTATTAAATTTATTAACAATTAAAATCAAGAGAACATGGGTGTCTATGAAGAAATGATGAAACAGTACCAACAATCAATTTCAGTTGGAACTAAAAGCAGTGAGAAAAAGTATGATTTAAAAAACTACTTTAACACATCACTACCAAAAGGTGTTAAAACATTAAAGAAAAGATTTAGAATTTTACCTCCATCTGAAGGTGAAAAAACTTCTTTTCAATTCATGTTTGGTCATGAGAAAAAAGTGGATGGTAAATGGAGTACATTTGCTTGTTTAAAACATGAAAAAGACGAAGATTGTCCTTTCTGTGAATCTAGAGAATTATTATTAGCTAGTGGGAATGAAGATGAAAAAGAATTAGCTAAAGAATTTTCAGCTAGACGTTTCTATGTTATTAAAGTTATTGATAGAGATAATGAAGCTGATGGTGTTAAATTCTGGAGATTTAAACATAACTACAAAAAAGAAGGTATCTTTGATAAAATCATGAGTGCTATTGAAGATTGTGGTCATGATGTTACTGATGCGGTTACTGGTAGAGATTTAATTTTAACAATTAAAGAAGGTACTAACGGTAAAGCAACAACTATTGGATATGCGTTAGAATCAACACCATTAACAAACGATGAAGTATTAATGGAAGAGTGGTTAGATAATAACAACACTAAAACATGGAAAGATGTATATTCTATTAAGACTTATGAGTATTTAGCATTAATCGTACAAGGTTATGTACCTATGTGGGATAAAGCACAAGAAAAATGGGTAGCTAAAGACACTGATGGTAACTCAACTGAAACACATACTGAAAATTATAGTTTACCAGAGATTACTGAAGAACCTAAAGACTTAACAAAAACTACTACTAAAGCAAAACCTAAAGCTAAAGTAGCTGAAGTTGAAGAAGAGGAAGAAGTAACATCTTTTGATGATGAAGAAGAAGATGATGACTTACCTTTCTAATTTATAGTATAAAATGGCCACACTAAGTGGCCATTTATTTTAAAAATAAATAAATAAAATACATATGTCAAAAAAAACAGTACCAGCAAAAAAAAGTATTGAAAAAAAACATTTCAATTTAAAAGAATTTAAGAAAAATAATGGATTCGGAAATGTTGTTAAAGAGAAAGAATTAACTTGGGTTCCGTTATCAGATGCATTTCATGATGCATTAAAAATACCTGGAATTGCTAGAGGGTATTTCACGTCATTCAGAGGTTTTTCAAACACAGGTAAATCAACTGCGATATACGAAGCTGTAGTTGGTGCTCAAAAAATTGGTGATTTACCAGTTATTATTGAAACTGAAGGTAACTGGAACTGGGAACATGCTAGAAACATCGGAGTTCAGTATGATGAAATTGTAGATGAAGAAACTGGTGAAGTTATTGACTATGATGGTGATTTCATTTTCATTAACGGTGATGATTTATTACAAAAATATGGTAATTTTGATTATTCAACTGGTAAAGAAGGTACAAAAAGATTACGAGGTGAGCCTATTATTGAAGATGTTGCTAAATTAATGGGTGATTTACTAGATATGCAAGAAGCTGGTGATTTAGATAGGGATTTATTGTTCTTATGGGATTCAGTTGGTTCATTAAATGGTTTTAAATCAGTTATGTCTAAATCAAACAATAATCAATGGAATGCTGGTTCAATGGAAACTGCATTTAAGTCATTAGTTAACCATAGAATCCCAGCATCAAGAAGAGAAGGTAAAAAATATACAAATAGTTTTGCTGTTGTTCAAAAAATATGGTTGGATAATGAAAACAAAGTTATCAAACATAAAGGTGGTGAAGCTTTCTATTATTCCCCTAGAATCATTATTCACTTCGGTGGTACACTTAGCCATTCCACAGAGAAGTTATGGGCTACAAGTGGCGGAAAACGCTATCAATACGCAACCAAAACAAAAGTTAAATGTGATAAGAATCAAATTAACGGAATTGAAGAAGTTGGTATGATTGTTTCTACACCACATGGTTATTGGAATCCAGAAGATATGGAAGGATATAAAAAACAAAATAAAGAATACATCCTTAAACATTTAAATACAACGATGGATGACTTTACTATTGAAGTTGAAGAAACTAAATTAAGTAAAGAAGACTTAGGAGAATAGTTATTAATCATTTAAAATATAGCTAAATGCTAAACAAAAGACCTCCAAGAAATGGTCAAAAAAATAAATTGGAAACCCATCAACATCTATTATTAGTTGATGGTTCCAGTTTATTTAAAAGGTCCTTACTAGGTGCTAAAGATGAATACAATGATAAAGGAGAACATATCGGTGGTATTTATCAATTCTTAACAGTACTAAGAAAATTATTATTAGATGACCTATATCACAAGGTATTTGTATTCTGGGATGGTACACTTAGTGGTAAACTTAGGTACGAAATCTATAAAAATTACAAAATAAGTAGAGGAAAGGACTTTATTAATGGAACTTCATCGCAAGACGAAAGTGAAGTGTATCAGCGATATAGAATCAAACAATATTTAGAAGAATTATTTATTAGACAATTAGAAGATGAAATTGTTGAAGCAGACGATTTTATTGCTTATATTTGTAACAATAAATCTATTGGTGATAAATTAACAATAGTTACAAGTGATAGAGATTACTGTCAATTAGTTGACGATGATATTAGAATATACATGTGTGACTTGAAAAAATATATTACTAAAGATAATTTTAATGAAAATTTTAAGTATCATTATGAAAATGCTAGCCTTATTAAAGTATTATGTGGGGACAACTCAGATTCAATCAAAGGAGTTAAAAGATTGGGTGAAGATACATTGATACAGCATTTTCCTGAAGTTACTGAAAGAAAAGTTACAATTGAAGAAGTTATTAATAAATCTAAATTATTGCAAAATGAAAGGATAAATAATAAGAAAAAACCTTTACAAATATTGGATAATATAAGTAATGGTGTTACGGATGGAATTCAAGGTGATAAGTTATTTGAAATAAATGATAGACTTGTAAACCTAAAAAAACCATTGATGACTGAAGAAGCTATTGAGATGGTTAATAATTTAATAACACTACCGATTGACCCAGAAGGTAGAGATATAAAAAATGTTTATAAATATATTAAAAAAGATGGGTTTGGTAATAAAATAATTAATAACTTTGAAGATTATTTTTTACCTTTTAAAAAATTAATAAATAGAGAAAATAAATTATAATATTATGAGCGAGAACACAACAACAACAACACAAAAAGATTTTTCTTATCTACCGTTTAGTTTTACTTTTTATAGTAATGATAACATTGTTTGTAAAAGATACTTCAATGTTGATAACTATGACAAATCTTATTTCAATAAAAGAGATTCATCGAATCATATGATTATTGACCCAAAGAAAATTGATACACATATTAATTGGTCATATAAAATTAAAGATTTAATGGATGAATTAACTGGTATGAACAACGGTTATGGTAAATTAGGTATTATACCTTCATTCTTAAAAAATATTTGTGAAGATATCTCTTGGAATAACTATAACCCACATAATCCGTATAATGTTTTGGACATTAAAAATATTAATGAAACTGAAAACAACTATACATTGGAGATTTCATTTTACGAAACTGTTATTGCTAAAAGTACTTTTACTGGTAACGTGTTTCAACCATATGCTAGAAAAGGATTACATTTAGGTAAAATAATCCCTCAAATAATAGCAACAATTACCAATACATTTGGTACAAGAAGAGTTAGAACAGAAGAAAAAACCGCTTAAATAAATTTTTATGGGTAATGTTATAAATCAAGATGATTTAAATACTCTAAGCGAAGATTTTCAACATAGATTAATACACCATATATTAACTGATGAAAAGTTTGGTTCAGCTATAATTGAAATAATTGAGCCAAACTATTTTACTGGTTCGTATTTAAGGACTATTGTTGGTGAAATCAAAAATGCTTATGAAAAATATGAAACTATACCAGATTTGGGTAGTATTAGAATCAGAATGTCTGAAAAGTCAAAAACTGATGTAATATTAAATATGTATAATCAACTCATTGATAAGATTCAAAATGTTAACTTAAATGATAGTTTATATGTTAAAGATTTAGCAATTAAGTTCTGTAAAAAACAAGAACTTAAAAAAGCTATTAAAGAATGTGAAACAATTATTAATGAAAGCGATTTAGCTTCATATGAAAAATGTGAAACAATAATTAAAAAAGCTCTTGAAAAGGGTGATACATCTGATGATACAATAAGTGTATTACATAATATACGTGCTGTATTGGATGATGACTTTAGAAACCCAATACCAACTGGTATTTGTGGGTTAGACAAAATTATGAATGGTGGATTAGCTAAAGGTGAATTAGGACTTATCCTTGCTGCATTTGGCGTTGGAAAAGCTCAGCCATTAACATCAAAAATATTAACACCAAACGGATGGGTTAAAATGGGTGATGTTAAACTTGGTATGGAAGTTATTTCTAGAAACGGTAACCCTACAAAAGTGATTGGTGTATACCCACAAGGTATTAGACCAATATATAAGGTTAGTTTTAATGATGGTACTAGTACTTTATGTGATAAAGACCATTTATGGTCAGTTAATACTATCAATCAAAGAAATAGGTCAACCAAGAAAAATGGTAAATATGTTAGTTTACCACCAGACCATAGTTTTAAAGTTATGAGTACTAGTGAAATGATTGGTAAAACAAAAGTATGGAATGGTAAACGATATAATTTTAAAGTTCCAAATGTTCAACCTGTTAATTTCGAAAAAAAGGAATTAATAATAGAACCGTATTTATTAGGTATTATTTTAGGCGATGGGTGCATTACAACTAATAACCAACCAAATTTTGTAAATAAAGATGTTGATATTATTAATGAAGTTAAAAAAGTATATGATAATATATCTGTAAAAGAATTAGTTAGAGATGTTGAAAAAGAAATAGATGGTGAATTAGTGCTAGAGAAACGTACATTATATAAAACATCTTTATTAGGTATTAAAAATGATTTAATTAAATTAAATTTATACGGATGTGATTCTAGTAATAAATTTATACCTAATGATTACTTATATTCTTCAGTTGAAGATAGGGTTAGGTTATTACAAGGTCTAGTAGATAGTGATGGTTATATAAATAAACATACTATTGAAATTAGTACTGTATCTAAAGAAATGACTGAAAATATTAAAGAATTGGTCTTATCATTAGGTGGTAGAATTAGTATTAAACCTACACAAGGTAAATATAAGAAGAATGGTATAGTTATAAACACTAAAATGTATTATAGGTTAAGTTTTAGTTTACCTGACAATGGAATAATACCAGCATTATGTGCTAGAAAAGTTAAAAATTTTGTAGCTAGAACAAAATATGGTAATAATAAATTTATAACATCTATTGAATATTCACACGATGAAGAAGCACAATGTATTATGGTTGATAATGATGAACATTTATATGTTACTGATGATTATATTGTAACACACAATACGACAATGTTCACGAAATTAGCTAATACAGCGTTTAATGAAGGTTATAAAGTACTTCAGATATTTTTTGAAGATATGCCTAAAGTAATTCAGAGAAAACATTTAGCTTGTTGGACTGGAATAAATTCAAATGAATTAGGTAATCACAAGGATGAATTAGAAGAATTAATTGAAAACTTAGGTGATGATAGTAATTTAAAGTTAAAGAAAATGTCTAGTACTGAAACTACTATTAGTAAAATTAAAGCTTATGTTAGAAAATTAATTTCTAAAGGGTTTAAACCAGATATTATCTTGTTAGATTATATTGATTGTGTTAAACCATCAATTAAAGTCGATGATGTGAATGTAGGTGAAGGTATGGTCATGAGAGAATTTGAATCAATGCTTGCTGAATTCGATATCGCTGGATGGACCGCTGTACAAGGAAATCGTTCATCAATAAACTCAACAGTTGTTGAATCTGACCAAATGGGTGGTTCTATAAAGAAGGGACAAATAGGACATTTTATTTTATCAATAGCAAAAAGTTTAGAACAAAAAGAAGCTGGTACTGCAAATATCGCAATATTAAAATCTAGATTTGGTAAAGATGGTATGGTATTCGAAGATGTTGTATTTAACAATGGAACAATACAAATTGAAATGGAAGGTAAAAGTTCTAATTCGGTTACGATAACACAAGCTAGAGAAAATAAAAAATCAAAAGGAATTGATAAAATTAACAATGCACTTAACAACAAATTAAAGGAAAGAGAAAAAAATATTTAATAACAAAATAACATTTCAAAGGTCAAAGATAGTTATAGTATATGTTTTCTAACTTTAATTAAAAAAAAAAGATTTATGTATTTAAAAACAAACGAATATAAAAAAAGATATTCAATCTTCCCAGTGGTTCACAATGACTTATGGGAAGACTACAAGAAAGCCGAAGCACAAACATGGGTTGCTGAAGAACCAGATTTATCTAAGGATAGATTTGATGAATTAAAAGATGAAGAAAAATTATATTTAAAAAATATATTAGCTTTCTTCGCCATTTCAGATGGTTTGGTTATTGAAAATTTAGCTAATAACTTTCAAAGAGAAGTTGAAATATTAGAAGCGCAATACTTCTATGGTCATCAGACTTTTATTGAACAAGTACATGCAAATGGTTATTCATTACTTATTGAAACTTATATTAAAGATTTAATTGAGAGAGATGAATTATTTAATTCAATGGAATCAAATCAAGCTGTAGCTAAAAAAGCTGCTTGGGCTGAAAATTGGATTCAACACCCATCTTTTGCACATAGATTATTAGCATTCGCATGTGTTGAAGGAATTTCATTTGCTAGTGTGTTTGCTGGTGTATTCTGGTATAGAACTAGAAATAAAATGCCAGGTCTTGGAGCGATGAATGAATTGATTTTACGTGATGAAACTTTTCATTATGAATTCGCTTTGAAGTTATATAAGAATTATTTAAAAGATTCTTATAAATTATCAAAAGATGAAATTAGAAAAATAGTTTTAGGTTGTTATGATGTAGAAAAAGTTTTCATCGAAGAAAGTATGCCAGAAGGATTACAAGGATTAACAAAAGAAGATATGATTAAATATGTTCAGTATGTTACCGATATCGTATTAAATGATTTTGGATGTGAACTTGAATTCAATGTAAGAAACCCATTAGAATATATGTCTAGAATAGGATTATCTTCTAAAAATAATTTCTTTGAAAAAAGAGAAGGTGAATACACTAGAGTAGAAATACCTACAACTATGGATGGGATGTTTGACGAGGATTTTTAATCGTTAAAGCGAATATGGGTAAAACTACAAAAAAAAATACGGAATCGTTTATTGAAAGTGCTAAATTAGTGCATGGGGATATGTATGATTATTCTTTAGTGAATTATGTAAATAGTAAAACAAAAGTTAAAATTATTTGTCCAATCCATGGTATGTTTGAACAAATACCAGCAAATCATTTAAAGGGTGCAAAGTGTTTTAATTGTAAAATTGACAAATTAACATTACTTAATACATTAACTAATGATGAGTTTATTAGTAAAGCTAAAATTAAACATAATGATAAATATGATTATTCGTTAGTTAACTATGTTCGAAATAGTGATAATGTAAAAATTATATGTCCAATTCATGGAGTTTTTGAACAACACCCTCAAGTTCATTTAAGAGGTTCTGGTTGTTTTGAATGCGGTAAGAAGATTGGTGCTGAAAAAATAAGTAAACTTAAATTTATGGGTTTAGATGTTTTTGTTGAAAAATCTAAATCAATACATGGTGAAAAGTATGATTATTCATTAGTTGAATATGTTGGTAGTGGTAAAAAGGTTAAAATTGTATGTCCTATTCATGGTGCCTTTTATCAAACACCATCAATTCATTTAAGAGGTTCTGGTTGTAATGAATGTGGAGTTGAAAATACGACTAATAAAGTGTCTTATATGTATAATAAGTGTATTGAAATACATAGCGATAAATATCAGTACGATTTTACTGGTTATAAGAACAATACGAGTAAAATAGATGTATATTGTGAAAAGCATGGTTGGTTCAAACAGAGATATAATAATCATTGTGACTTAAAACAAGGGTGTCCTAGTTGTAAAGCATATCGAAGTAAAGGTGAGATTGAAATTTATAATTTTTTAGTATCTTTAAATGTTAATGTTATCAATAATGTTAAAGGTATTATAGATGAAGAGATTGATATTTATTTACCTGACTTAAAAATCGCAATAGAGTATGATGGTGAGTATTGGCATTCAACCCATAATAAGGATGAAAAGTGTGAATATGATAAAATGATTAAATGTAATGATAAAGATATTTTTTTACTTATATTTAGACATAAAGAATGGCTTGAAAAAAGTGAAATTATTAAATCAATGATAAAAAATAAAATAGGTTTAATTGATAATAAAATTTATGCTAGAAAATGTGTAATAAATATTGTGAATAAAAAAGATAAATCATTATTTTTGAAGAATAATCATATACAAGGAGATTCAGGGAGTTCAATTGATATTGGTTTATATTATAATGATGAATTAGTATCTTTGATGTCGTTTTCAAAATTAAGAAAAAATATGGGTCTTAAAAATAAAGATGGTCATTATGAGTTAATTAGATTTTGTAATAAAATAAATTTTAATGTTATTGGTGGATTCTCAAAATTATTGACTTATTTTGTAAAAGAATATAAACCTATTGAAGTTATTAGTTATGCAAATAGAAGATGGAGTCATGGAAATGTTTATGAAAAAAATAATTTTGAATTTATTAGAAATTCACCACCAACTTATAAATATTTAGTTAATAATAAACTTATTGATAGATTTAATTATAGAAAAGATGTATTAGTTAGTATGGGTTATGATAAAAATAAAACAGAAAAACAAATAATGGATGAGTTAGGTTATCCTAGATTATATGACTGTGGTAATAAAGTTTATAAATTAAAAAAATAAAAAATTATGAGAATAGTAAAAAGAGATAAGTCGTCACAAGCGTTTACACCGAATAAAATTTTAACAAGAATTAAAACACAAGCTAAAGGTCTTAAAGTTGATTCTGACACTTTATTTAAAGAAGTTATTCCACTTATTAGTGATAACATCACAACAACTGAAATTGATGAAATAATAGCTTTTAAAGCTGCTGATAAAGTAATACAACATCCAGATTATTCATTGTTAGGTGGTAGAATTCTATTATCTAGACAATCAAAATTAGTTGGTAAAGAATTACAACCAGTTGATTTAACTTATGATTTCTTTGCTGCAACAACTTTCCTTTCAAAATATTCTTTGAAAGATGATAAGAAAACACCAAC